TTATTTTTCCGATCAGGCCACCATTTGGTTTAAGTTGGAAATAAGTCTTGAAGAAAAAGATATTTTAGATTCCATTGTTTCTAATCATACCGGAGAACCCCTATTAGATGATTATATTCAACATATATCAGGGGAGGTGACTCCAACCACCCCTAAAAATGAACACGAATTAAAATCTGCGGGAATGTCAAAAATAAGATTTGATTTTAGTGACTATGCTTGTGCTGCCACGTTGACAAACAAGAATGGACAACAGTTCACAATAAATTCATCTTTGGATGTCGAAGAGGGTGATTTTATTTGTCAAGATTTTTTTCAAAAAAGGGCCAGAATTGCGGCCGTAAATTCCGGCGTTATAACGGTGGAGGGAAATCTTGAGAATGGAAGTTGTTTTCACTCACGTCCTGTTAATTTGGACTACTGTATTCCTTACCCAGATAAAGGTGAGTATTACTGGTTGTGGGGCCTTTTCTTCGATAGTGATAATTTCGGTGATGACGATTTTGCTATTTCTCAAGTGGTGGACATTGATAACATACTCGGATACGGCAATGAAGTTGTTCTTAAGGAATACGATTCCTCGTGGGTTCGTCATATTAATATTGAAAATAAAATCACGACGCCCGACGGATCACCGGGACAAATAATTCCAGGCCTATATGTCAGAATAAAATATTATCCCTCCATATCCACCGGAGTGAATAATGTCTGGGTTGATCATATCCTTACGGAAAAGGACTAGTATGGAATTTCAGAAAGGAGACATAGGATTTGTTATTTCTCATGACAAATGGTTTGATCGTCTACTGGCAAAATGTATGAACTCTAAATGGTCTCATTGTTTTTTAGTGATCAATGAAAAGCAGACCGTGGAAACGGATTGGAAAAAAGTACATATAGATGAAATTTCTTGTCATACGGACGATCTTAATAAGTCTTTAGAGATATGGCGTCCTTTACAAATGTCTACGGAAGAGAAATGTCATATTGTTACGGAAGGATTGAAAACATTGCATACTTGGTATGGATACCTACAATTTCCATTTTTAGGTTTAAGAATATTGTGTAAAAGGAAAATACCATCTTTAATTAAGCAAGGTATTGTGTGCAATGGAGTGGTGATTGCTGGTTATAAAGTGAGTTCATACCCGGCAATCAAGAATATGCCAATTAAGGGTGCGGATACGGAAGAACTTTATATAAAAATTAAAAACACGGGAAATTTCGTGCGAATATATTCGAGACAATCGCCAAAGGCACCTAAAGAATATCTTTCCTAATTTCTGCCCATTCGATAGTGCCGTCTTTGAGGGCGGAGAGGGTACGCCGCCCCCATTGTACGGCCTTCTCTTTAGAGTCGAAGGTCTGAATGATAGTATGCAATGCGACATTATCTTTAATTAGGCAAACAAATTTTTTACGTCCTCGTGGTATAATTTCCATTGTGATCATATTTAAAGGATCGGAAAAGTGACCAGTAAACTTGAGCGGTTATAGATATGCGCTTAAAACGAATAAAACGGCCGTTTTTAGCGTTTGACCATGTCGGGACACAAGAATCTACAGATGAGGCACAAATTCGATGAAAAAACCGCTAAAAAACAATTTTTAAGCCCATGGTTCGGCTATCCCGGGAACCCGATTTCGAATTTCTTGTATTTTTAACGATTTAGTTTTTGGTCGTTTATCGCCCCTCGCAAAAGAATCGTTTTTTTCTGTAAATTTGTTCGCAGGCCCTCGGAGGAAAAAACGTGTTTTTTAGGTCAAAAATTTGTACGCATTTTTTTTAACGCCCATCATCACGTTTTGATCGTATTTTCGCATATTTATAAATTAAATACGTATTTTGTACGTAAGAAATATAATTCTTGACAAAGGAAGGCCAAACCCTTACTTACTGATGGTGGTCGGAGCAGTCCTGAAACTGAACCGCAACTACAATTCTAGGTACGAAGTCGTCAAAAATATTTTAAGTAATGACTTCCTAGGCCCCTCGGCCTCCGTCGTAGGGGCATACCTCATTTCATAGTAATTGCTCAATAGAGAGCATGACCAACAAGCTCTTTCCTCTGCCTTACTGGCATACTGCCTTATTTTCCAGGGAAATTTACACTTGGGAGCGGTTTCGTGCTCCAGTCGCTTAGTGAAGCTACCCAGAGAGGACGTACCTTTCTTGCCTGGGATGAGGTGGGTTTTATCTAGGTGAACATGGCCAGATAAGATAGATGCCATAAAGAACTGCTTCCTCTAAGTTCCGCCAAATCAACACGATTTTGCTAATCCTGATAAGATAATTAAAAAGAGTCTAGATTAAAACTCTTTTTTTTAAAAATTAGTGTTTATTAGTCCAAACTAATAAAGAAACAGCGCTCAAATTAAATAAAATCTATAAAAAAAGAAAAAAATCCGAAAATTTATATAATATTATATACGTTTTTATTATATAGTGATTTTTCTTACGGAGGAATTATGGTTGAAAATATTTGCAATACTTGTGGGTATAGTGAATTTAATGTCAATGCTATGGAATATCCTTGTGGAAACTGTGAGGGTTCAAGAAGGTCTGGAGTTATGGTTCCTTATGATAAGAGTTCTGGGGTTAGAATTATAGTTTTAAAATCAAACACTAATATAGATGCTGCCTTAGATGAAATTTCTAAGGATATTAGATTTAAAAAACTTAGGAGGTTTAATGGAAAAGTCGGAAAATTTAGATCAGTTGGCAACAGCTCTATCCCTGGCGCAAGCGGAGATAAGAGCAGCTAAGGCGGGGGCCTTAAATCCTTATTTCGAGTCACATTATGCTGACCTTGGTTCAGTTTGGGAGGCATGTCGGGAACCTCTAACTAAAAATGGTCTTTCGGTAGTCCAATTAGGGGAACCGTCAGAGGGTAGGGTTAATATTAAAACTATTCTCCTTCATAAATCAGGCCAATGGATTGCTGGTTCTATTTCTATGAAACCCGGCAAGGATGACCCACAGGCCGTTGGGAGCTGTATCAGTTATGCTCGGCGCTATTCTCTTGCCGCCATAGTGGGAATAGTTCAAAGAGATGATGACGGAGAAGAGGCCATGCCAAAAGGACAACCTAAACCCACTCCACCTAATGCCATTGTTGACGAAAAACATGAGCTTTTAGAAGAGTTAAAACCTCTTTTAGCAAAACTTTTCTATAAAACTAAAAATGATAGGGAGCGAGATACTATTTGCAAGGGTATCTTTAATTGTAATTTAAAGGAAATTCCTTCCAAGTCTTTGACTGAGCTAGATGAATTTATTGGCAAGGCGATTAACTATATAAAGGAAGCAGAGCAATCTGTTTCTAAAACTAAGGAGAAAAAATGAACAAGCAAATTTTAATTGGTAGGCTAGGAAAAGACCCAGAATTATCTTACACAAAAACAGGTAAGGCTTTATGTAAATTTTCTCTTTGCACCGTAGAAGGAAAAACCCAGGATGGTAAGGACGATCTTGAGTGGCATAATATTCAGTGCTGGGAAAAGACTGCTGAGCTAGCAAAGCAATATCTAGATAAGGGCAGACTGGTTTGCATTGAGGGCAGGACTAGAAACGTTTCCTGGTTAGGGCAGGATGGAACTAAGAAATATATGACCATTGTAGAGGCCCGACATTTAGAGTTTTTGGGCCCAATGGGACATAAACAACACCTAATAGATGAGAGTGTCCCAGTCCAAACTAAACAAGATGAACTTTTTACGACTGACAATATCCCCTTTTGAGGAGACTTTATGACTATTAAAATCGAGGAATTTGTGAATTTTAAAATCTGTGATGAGCTAGAAAAGATTGACCCTCTTAAAAATGAAAAGGGATATTTTGAATTGTCTCGAGAAGCGATGTTTAACCTTTTAGGTAAAATATTTTTAGAAGGATATGAGGTTGGAATGAATACTGTTATGGAAAAGTTAGACGGCCCCATAACTGATCTAGAAAAAGCAATCGAGGCGGGGCCATGACTAGAGAAACTTCAATAGAGGCATATATGAAAATAAAAGAGTCAGGACTTTTATCTGAAAGAAGGTGGGAGGTTTATAATGTCGTTTATAATAACGGCCCCTTAACTTCCGCTGAGGCCTTTAGAATTTTAAATGCCGGCAGGCCTATTAAAAACATTACCCAGTCCCGGGCCAGATTTACAGAGCTTCGGGATATGGGTGTCTTTAAGGAAGTAGGTGAAAAGTTTTGCTCTATAACCGGACACAAAGTTATTCTTTGGGATGTCACTAGCAAATTACCTATAGAGATTTCTAAACCATTGCCTGCCAAAACAAGAGTCATTGAGATGCTACTTAAACTGCAAGAGGAGGTCGAATGTTTTCCCATGATACAAACCCCGTACCTGATCAACCGCCTAACCGAGATAATGAACGCCATAAAGAAAATTTAGAGCGCAAAAAAAACCGCTACCATTCTGATAAACCACCGAAAGTCCATTCCATAACTAGATTATGCCTCCTGTGTGGGAAACCCTTTTAGTCAACCAATAATTACCGCCGCTGTTCTAGTTGTCATGGACTATTAGCGTCAGAGTTTGGATGGGAGGGGCATTAAAATGAAAACATTTGTATTCGGATTGATTTTGACAGTAACCTATTTAGTGGGCCACCACTTTGGAGCTGCGTCGGTTATTATTCCTAGGTGTGACCCGATAATTTTAGAGGTAAGTCAAAATGCCTTGCCGACTTATTTTAGATATAAAAGATAATATTGATTATGTCGTTTGAAAACGAGTTTGAGAAATTTAAAGTGGTCGAAACCGGGGAAAAAAGTCTCTACCAAATGGCACTAGAGATTTCTGCTTTGTCTTACAAGCTAGGAAAGGCCGAGGCGGCATTGGAGGAACTTAGCAAGGCAGCTTGGGAAATAGATTACCCAAATAAGATTTTAAAGAATATTTGTGCAATACTCGGGGAATATTTCAAGGGAAAGGAATAATGGAAGATTTTGAAAGGTGGTGGTCTGCGGAGCTAGGGTTACACTCAACGGGAATAGGGAAAGAAACGGCCAAAATAGTCTGGGAGGCCGCTATTGCTTCCACTAAAAAACCAAAGGTAATAGAAAAAATAGACCTCTGGTTGACCTATTCAAAGGAATACGAAACAGTCCACGGAACAAAACCTTGCCGCAACGCTAAAAGCAATGCTATACTTAAAAAGATCAAAGATAGTGTAGGAATTGAGATGGCAGACAATTTAATCAAACACTATCTATCTAGCGACAATAAGTTTTATTTTGGAAGGTGTCACCCGCTAGATATCTGCCTAAAGGACATCAATATTCTGGTCAAGGAAATGGCGACCGGGGTAAGGGTTGACAACGAGAAGCTGACCTTTAAACAGATCGGGGTAAGAGAGAACTTAAGGATGAAAAACCCCTATGCACCAAAATAAGGAAAAAATCTTTGAGCATCTAAGGAAGCTGGCCTTAGTTGTCGGCACCGAAGAACCCCAAGAGCGCCTCATTACCTTCACTGAAATCTTGGGCGGGTTCCCCGAAGAGAAAATCAGGCAGGCCTGCATAAAGTGGATAAGTGAAGAGAAGGGATTTCCTCCTATATCCTTTTTTATTAAAACTCTCCACGGAGATAATGGGGAAACCCCGGAGGAGCTAGCGACTGAGCTTGCCGCCTTCCTTACCAAGCAAATTCCCCACCTAAACATGGATGACCTAGGGGATTGTAAAGGGAAGCTAGGGGAGTCTGGATATAATATTATAGAGAAATTTATAGGATTGCATACATTTATAACCACTACTTATAACCAAATCCCTAATTTACGGGCCCACCTGCGAGATGTTATAGTGTCCCAGATTAAAAGAAACCCCGAAATAAAAAGGGATATACGGCTATTAACGAGAGAAGAAAATGATACCCCGAGGCTCGAAAACACTACAAAAGAAATTCAAAGAACTGGCCATCAATAAAAGGCAGCTCGCCCTAAATCTAGGCATAGGCTACATGACTCTTTATAATTATATTGTAAGGAAGCGCCCCTGGCCTATGGGTGTAGCTTCAAAACTGGTCGAGACCTATTCCCAGATCAAGTTTAAAGACTTGGGAATAGGCCTAAAAAAGTAGTTATTTTTTCTTGGGTTTCCTGGGAGGCGTAGGTTCAGACTGGGCATCAAAACCGGCTTCTTTAAGGAGGAATTTAAGGCCTATGGTCATATTACCAAACCCCTTAGCAGCTATAAAATCCCTTTCAGCATCAGTTAAAATAAAGGGCGTAATTTTAGGCTTCATAAATCCTCCTTAGTTAGAAAGGAATACCTTAAAAAACTTAAGCGTATCTTTTAAATTTTGTAAGTCCCTGGAGTCGTTCATTAACTTGCCAAGCTCATTAATAGTATGGTGGCACTCTTCTATTTGATCAAGAATTTCCTTAATCTTTGGTTCATCGCAGAAGGTAGTGCTCTTGCAACCACCAGTAACTTTCTCGTATTTAGTATCAAAATATTCGTATAGGGCGGCATCAAAGGGTTCCCATTTAGATATCCTCTCATCTATGTATTCCGGGTCAAACCACGTTTCTAACTCGCCCTTTAATTGTCTTATTTGAGACCTAAGATTTGCTATAATCTGTTGAGTCCTATTCATAGTTCCTCCTTGTCAGCATTGGCGGTTTCTTCAATCAGACCAGCTATATCAAACTCATTACTTAGGGCATTTTGAAGCAAACAAAGCATGTCCTTACTATCTATCTCCTCAAATAGGGTTATAATTGCCATTAGCTCGCTTAAGTCGCTGGCCGTTGAAACCTCATCTATAAAATCTCTAGCAATTAATCTAGCTTGTTTTGGTGTCATAAATCCTCCTTAGTCTCGTGATGGCATAATTTGTGGATATCTTTTCACCATCCATTCTCTCCACATTTCCGCTTTTTTGGCGAACAGGCATCCTAACTCTAAAAAAAACTTTGCCCTTTGCTTATCATTCATTTTTTCTATGGCACCAATAATCGTGCCGTTATTTGTATTCAAAAACTGGGAAAGTGTTACCTTGTTGCCAGAGCTAAGCTCTGCTCTGCGGCCATATTCCGCATTAACCCAAAATCCCTCTGGTTTTTCTATAACAATAAAGCTCTTCTTATCCTGGTCACTAGTAAAAACAATTTTAAGGGTTTCTCTTTTAACTTTCCTTTTCATAAAACCTCCTAAGTTCTTAGCTATTCCCCTATTATAGCATATTTAATATATATTGTATATATATATTATTATTGTATGTATATATAATTATAGACAAAATATTATATATAAAATTTATTTACATTGCTTGTTCCTTATATATGGGTTGCCTACATGGCGTAGGGCCGGTTATTATTGGGTTATGGAAAATATAACGATAGATATGACAGGCCCTATTTCAATACCCATAACGTGCGATATTCACGACTCCGCCAAGATTGATGACCTGGTAATCCTTCAGGGGAATTTAAAAACACTATCTGAGGAAAATTATAATAAATTAAAAAAACAAATGGTGGAACTAGGTTTCAGCTTCCCATTCTTTGTATGGGCACACGATGGGATATTAGAGGTATTAGACGGAACCCATCGTAAGCTTGCCGTGAAGAAAATGGAAAACGAAGGCTATAATTTTCCCGATCTTTTCCCCATTCACAAGATACACGCCAAAGATAAAATTGAAGCAAAAAGAAAGCTTTTAGCGGTCACTTCTCATTATGCCAAAATAACGCCGGAAGGTCTTGATGAGTTTATGGTAGATACAGGGTGGGATTACGATTATATAAATGAAAATTTCGATATTGGTTTAGAGTTGCCAAACAGTAGCGGCAATGGAGATGGTGCAATATCGCCTAGCATGGCGGACAAGTTCTTAATACCGCCCTTTAGTGTTCTAAATGCCCGTGAAGGTTGGTGGCAGGATCGCAAGCGCCAATGGATTGCGATGGGGATACAGAGCGAGCTTGGTCGTGGGGGGGGGCAACAAGTAGCGAGTTTCAAAAGCCAGGAACGCTTGGATCAATTCCGCCTAACCAAAAAGACATCCCAAAGAGAAACGGAAAATATGCCTAAATATGCAATGAATAACGACCCAAAAGTAAGGCACGAACGATATGAAAAAAAGATTTCTAGGCCAGGACATAATGCGGGGCGAGTGGCATCCGAGAGAGAGAGAGGGGTTCTATGCGGTCAGCAATTAATGGGGGGGAATGATAAAAAGTACGCTAAGCGTTATGAATATGATATGCAGCCGGTAAAAACAGAAACCGGGGAAGCGGGCATCAGTATTTTCGATCCCGTGCTTACTGAACTTTCTTACCGCTGGTTTTCTCCTGTAGGCGGCACAATACTGGACCCATTTGCGGGCGGCAGTGTACGCGGAATTGTAGCGAGTAAGCTTGGCCGTAAATATGTGGGAGTGGAGTTGCGCCAAGAACAAGTAGACGCTAACAAGCAGCAAGGCGAGGATATTTGCGGCGATCCAAAACCAACATGGCATTGCGGCGACAGCATCGACATAAAAACTATATGTGCCGATATGCAAGCGGATTTAATATTCTCGTGCCCGCCCTATGCCGACCTTGAAATTTATAGCAACGACCCAAGGGATATTAGCAATATGCCATATGAGAAATTCCTTGTTAGCTATAAAACAATAATTAAAGAAACTTGCTCCCTTTTAAAAGACGACCGCTTTGCTTGTTGGGTAGTTGGCGAGGTGCGGGGCAAAAATGGCAACTATTATAATTTTGTTGGCGATACCATCCAGGCATTTAAAGAGGCCGGCCTAAATTATTACAACGAGGCGATACTTGTTACCGCCGTAGGTAGCTTGCCCATTAGGGCCGGGCGTGTGTTTAGTGCTAGCCGAAAACTTGGCAAGACACATCAAAATGTATTGGTATTTGTAAAGGGCGATGGAAAAAAGGCAGCGCAAGCGTGTGGCGAAATAACGATTGATGATTTTTTGCAAGAATATAGCGAAGATAAGGAAATTTAATGGCCCACAAAATTAAAGCTACTAAAAAGGAATACTTAGAAAGAAAAACTATAATTTCTGGGTTGTTGGGCGACGAGGAAACCACTGAAAAAATATGTCAATATGCGTCAGAGCATTGGGGATTAAGCGAACGACAAACTAGACGCTACTTGTCAGACATAAATGCAGACTTTGAAAAATACCTAGAGTCTAATGCCAAGAGAAGGTATGCCAGGGCAAGGCTTAGGACTGCTAGGTTATATCGAAAAATGCTAAAATTGAACCAGCATCCCTGCGCCGTTGCCTTGGCGAGAGAATTAAACGAGATTGACGGAGCAAAGACATTGAAGGTTGAGCACACCGGCAAGGTCGATAGTGACGTTACAGTTACCAATGATTATTCTAAACTTTCAGTTGAAGAATTACTTACGCTTAAGGAATTGATAGAGAAGGCAAAATGATTTCGCCTATAGACGAGAAGCTAGTTGATAGGCAGTTAGGACGTAAAAGTTTGCTTCAATTTATTCACCTACTTCATCACGATTATAAATCTAATTGGTTTCACGAGATGCTTTGCCGTGAACTAGAAAGTTTCTATTATCAAACAGAAGCGGGGCAATCTCCCCACCTCCTTATTATGGCCCCACCAAGGCACGGAAAATCAGAGATAGTTTCTCGTTATTTTCCTGCCTGGGCATTAGGCCACAACCCAGACACCAATATTATAGCTTGCTCTTATTCGGATGACTTAAGCTCTAGAATAAATAGAGACGTCCAAAGAATTATGGAGTCACCCAAATACGAAAATATTTTCCCAGAAACACCCATAGGAAACAAGAGGGTTGTTTCTTTGTCCGGAATACCGCTTAGGAATAGTTCTATTTTCGAGGTTGCTGGTAGAAGAGGAAGCTATCGTTCATCTGGCGTAGGCGGTGGTATTACTGGGATGGGGTACGATATAGGGATTATTGATGACTATATTAAAAACTCAGAAGAGGCGCACTCCCAAGTGGTAAGAGAGAAAATAGATGATTGGTTTAAGTCTACTTTTTACACTAGGCGATCAACTAAATCTGGTATTGCTATTATTGCTACCCGATGGCATTTTGATGATTTGATAGGAAGGTTGGTAGATAGGGAAAAAGATAAGTGGAGAGTTATAAAGTTTAGGGCCATCGCAAGTGAAGATGACCAATATAGAAAAGAAGGAGAGGCCTTACACCCAGAGCGATATCCCATTGAGCAGCTATTAGATTTTAAAAAGGCCCTAGGTTCCAGAATGTTTGATGCCCTCTATCAGCAGTCGCCAAGCATTGAGGGCGGCAGTATCGTCAAGCGTGGGTGGATTAAATATTATAGAGAACTACCTGGTCACTTTAATGAAACAATTATGTCTTGGGATATGGCATTTAAAGAGTCCGAACACTCTGACTATGTGGTAGGCCAGTTATGGGGGAGAAGAGGGGCCGAGTTCTATTTAATAGATATGGTGAGAGATCGAATGGATTTTCCTACTACCATTAGGGCCATGCGACAATTTTGTTTAAAGCACCCCAAAGCTCACGCCAAATTAGTAGAGGATAAGGCAAATGGCCAGGCCGTTATAGACTCTCTTAAGACTGAGATTTTTGGCATCATTCCCTTTTCCCCAAAAGACTCAAAGGATAGTCGCTTTAATTCCGTGGCCCCGGCATTTGAGGCCGGCAATGTTTATTTACCAGAAAATGCCCCATGGTTAGATTTATACATTGAAGAATTGACAGGGTTCCCTTTTATGCCCCATGATGATTGTGTAGACGCTACCTCTCAGGCCCTAATCTTTATGCGTGAGCATATTTCTCAAGGGTCATTTGGTTTGCATGTTATTCTGAGGAAATAATGCTAAGTAGAGAATATAAAAAGTTTATCTCAGAGCGTGACCAAACCCTAGAGCGGTTTCGCATTAAAATGAATTATCGCCTCTCCCTACGCATTAAAGAGTTCTTTGATGAGGCCCTTAATCAGGCCGTTTTATCTTATAATACCATGGGAAAACATACCTGGTTCACCACCGCCTCAAGACATCTGATCTTTGGTTTAAAGAGTTATTTTAATAGTTTAGTTCCCCACTTAACCGAGGACTTGTCTGCCATTATTACTTATACAATCAATATTGTGACCAAACTTTCCTATGCTTCCGGGCTTGAGGGAATTGCTAGAATGAATGGTAAGCTAGCGACTATTAAGGATTGGAGACCAGAATATGATAAGAGTTTATTTGATAAGGTGTCTATTAGTGTTCAGGCATTAGTGAATAAAATAAATCAAGAAATAGAACGGGCCTATGTGGGCGAGGAGGGTAGTGAAGAATTAAAGATGCGCCTCCTTAAATTGTTACCAGAAACCATTATGCCCAAAAGGGTTCTTAAAAACATTAGAGCTATTGAGGCAGTCGATGGGCGACTGGTTAGGGGAAAAACTGCCGGTCTTAGCATGACCACCGATGAAATGTCTGATATGGAGTGGAATAGGGTTTTAAGAGAATATATGAACCGGGAAGTTTTATTGGACGTTCCCGATGAACTATCAAGACACTTTCGTTATTATCGACCAGGCGAAAGTTTACCATCCTATAAACACCCAAGTGATGAATATTACAACTGGCAGATTGAACAACAAAGCACCCAGGTCTATCTGGACTCCATTAAAAACGGAGAAGAAAAGGCTGCCGCCGATATGGGCGTGAAGGATTTAATGTGGGTGTCAGTGCTAGATGAAAAGACCAGACCAGAACATGCAGCGAAAGATGGATTGACCTCAACTGAAATAGCAAATAAACTTGAACATGAATGGAAAGATTTTGACGATAAGGGCACCGTCGCTCCCAGTGGGTTTAATTGTAGATGTCGCAGTGTTCCGTTTATCCCGGAAAAAGACCAAATAGAAAGTAAAGATATTTATAAGGAGTGGGGATCGTGGCTAACAGAAGAGTAAAAGATAAGTTTCACGAGGACTCAGACTATAGATTGCGCTCCATTCGTCGTGCCCAAGATTTTGATGCTAAGTATGACAATGATAAGTGCTATGTCCCTAACATAACCATAGACTCCATGCCCTCCCTCATTGAGGCCCTAAAAACAGATAAGGCAATAGTTGAGGCTGACGTTCTGCATTATAATAAAGAGTCTGGTTATGTTATTAGGAAAAATCTAGACACCAAACAGTTCTTAGAGTCGATAGAAAAACCCATGCCCAAGGTAAGATTTCGGGAAGGGGCAGACTGGTTTTCATTTGCTGACGATTATGACTCCCCTGATTTCGTGGGTGCTGATTTTGTGCCGCTATTGGGTGGACCTCTATTTAAAAACCTATGGTATTTAGACTACGTTAAGCAGGCCAATCAAGCGTTCTATGCTTATAACAATGACCCGGTAGCAAGACGCCTTATTCAGTGTATGAAAACATTCACCCTGGGGAGGGGTTTTCGGGTTGACTGTAAACACCCTACCCTTTCAAAAATTGCTATGGCCGTATGGGAAATGTTCACCGAGACCAATGATTTCACTAACCAAGTTGAACAAATGTCCATTGAACTATCACTCAATGGTGAGGTCATGTGGTATTGGTTGCCAAAAACCCACACCAAGATGACTTATAATCTAAACAGAGATGAAATTCCTAGAGGTCTATTGCCAAGAGCAAGACTTATTGACCCCACTACTATCTGGGAGATTGTCACTTATCCTGAAGATATTACCAGAGTCCTACATTATGTTCAGATTTTTCCTACTCAGATGCAGATTTATACTAATTCAAAGGTGCCAGCGACTAAGTATATTTATCAACATATTCTGGCCGATGATATTACCCATTATAAAGTAAATAGCGTCTCTAACGAGAAGCGTGGGCGCTCAGACTTATATCCCGTCTTGGGTTATTTGAAACGTCTAAGGGATGCCGTTAATTATACCATGTTAAAAGATTTAAAACAGTCTGCTTGGGCAATCGATACAACCATTGAGGGAGCTGATGAGGACATTTCTAAATATATTTCATCCCAAGCTGAGGCCCCTACTATACCCCCTCCTGGTAGTGAGTATGTTCATAATGCTAGAATTAAGCGAGAGATGTTAGAAGCAAAGGGCACCGGAGTAGGTAGCAGTCAGGCCTTTGAATGGGCCCTATCTATGATCGCCATTGGTTATGGTATTCCAGTAAACTATTTTGGAACCCACCTTTCTAATCAAGCAACCAGAGCAGGGTCAGTTGTTGCCACTGAACCAGTGACCAAAGTATTTGAGTCTAGACAATTGGATTATGAGCGCATCTTTTTAAGATTATCTAGAAAGTTATTTGATCTTTTTGGTCTACCTTCAGATGTTAAACTAGAATTTTCCTTTCCAGAATTAATAACCTCTGATCGCTCTGCCAAATTTAAAGACCTTGCCTTGGCACAATCTGAGGGGTGGATATCTAAGGAGCGAGCTGCAGAACTGGCCGCTAAAGAGCTAGGAGTTACTGATTTTAATTACGAAAAAGAAAAAATAAATATTGCAGAGGAACCTCCCGCCCCAGTGCCAGGACTCCCACCTATCCCCGATCAGGCCATGAAGGCCCCGGCCACTTCATTACCCGGCACAGAAAGAAAGGCAGCAAAGGATAGCAGCTATGCAGTTTCCTAATACTATTGAGGAAATAATGGAGAACCCCAAGAAGTATGGGGCACCAACACTAGAAGAGTTCATCAGAGATAGAGAAAAAAATAAAGTTACGGTCGATAGTAAGCTCGGGATGATTGACCAATCTACTAAAATACTCAAGAATAAACTGATCAAACAGACCTATTTTTTCAGGGGAATATTCTGTGATAAGCTGGAAGAGGTCGAATATATCGCTATAAACGAGGGTATTGATCTGAAACAATGTACTATTTCCCCTCAAATTGTGCCCCAATTGGGCGGTAAATTTTCTATTTTAGTTACAATAACCCCACCCATTATCCAAAAATATTCAGGAACATTATGAAAATTAAACAGTCCTTTCAAGAGGTCGACTCTGTCACTGAATTACCGCAAGGTAAAAGGTTTAGAGTGGTCCTTATCCAAGAAGGTTTAGGCAATATGAAAGATGCTTTTTACTATTCCAAAGAGTCGCTGCAAACGGCAGTGCCCATCTTTGAAGGTAAAAAAATCTTTACAGATCACCCCACCAATGAAGAGGAAAGTGAAAGACCAGAACGGTCGGTTAAGGATGTATTGGGTCACTTTGAAAATATTGCCTTAGCTGCTAATGATGGCCGTCATCAACTCATGGGCGACCTAGTCCTTGCTGAGGGTGCTCATTTTTCTTGGGCCAAGGGACTCCTCGCTCACGCCTTAGAGTATGCCAAGAAATTCCCAGGACAAGACTTTATAGGATTATCTATCAATGCCAATGGTGAAGCAGAACATAGACCTATAACAGAAATTATGAAGGATTGCCCTGACGCCTGCAAACCTAAACTTCAGAAGGCCATGGAGTTTGGAGTCGATAGTGTTAAATTAGCAACAAAAATAACCGATGCCATCAGTTGTGACCTTGTTACCGCACCTGGGGCAGGAGGAAAAATTTTAGCAATGTTAGAAGGAGATAAAGAAATGAAGAAGAAAAATCAAGAAGCTGAGGCCCCTGTAAAACAAGAAAGTCCGGCCCCGGCACCCGCTGCCCCACAAGCTGCCCCTGCTGCTCCAGAGCAAAACTCCCAAGAGCATCCAGATGCTGCCCAAGATGCAGAACTTATTAAGTCCATGATTGCCAAATATCTTACTGGTATTGAAGGCGATCATACCCAATCAGTAACCGAGATGAGCAATGTCTATGGTGAGATGGGAATGGAAAGACCTAAAGCTGTTGAGGCCGGTGCTATGCACGTTAAGGCCGCTTCCGTTCTTATGTCCAAACAACCAAAGGTAGACGCTGCCCCAGAACAGGCTCCGGAAAAGAAGGAACCCGCTATCGCTGAAGCTGAGGCCTGCGCTAAGGAAGGGGATGAAAAGGTCATTACTAAAGACCAGGCACCCTTTGAAATTCCCAATGATAAAAAACCTGAGACCCTGGTAAAAATAACCAAGAAGGATGAGGCCCCGGCGGATGTAAAGGAAAGCGATAAGATTATTGAATTAACCGCTAAGATCGCCGCCCTGGAAGGTAAAATTAATGAATATGAACTTGCTGACCACATGGAAAAGAAACTGATGGAAAGTAAGTTAGAACGTAAAGTTACTAAAATGTTTAAGGAGTCCATTAAGGATCGCAAAGTAAAAACGAAAGAGCAGTTTAATTCTCTATTAGAACTTTTTGTTGAAGGTTTCAAAGCAAACAGCGGTGAGGTTGTGAGCAATGCAAATCCCGAGAAGTTCGCAGAGGTGACAACTGGCGCACTGTCGTTCAAAGATTGCGTTTAATCAATAAGGAGTGAAAAATGAAAGCATTTAATCGAATTACTTGCAGCATCGCTCCTCGGACGCTTTTCAATGACCTGAAGAACATGACTGACGCCACTATCAGCTACAATCAAGGAGACTTGCTTGTTCTGGACGGCACAAATCATCTTGTAAAGGCCATTGCTTCCGGGGAAACTGGTGCCAATGTTCTGGGCCTTGCCCAAGCTACTGTTGTCGATGGCAAACCGAAGTCGCCTACCCAAGGGACTGACGTTGATGCCGCTCAGGCCATTCCGTCCCTTCCGGGCGCTGTTTATGGCGTGATTGCTAAGCTAGTCTTAAAGACTGGTGACGCTATCAATTCGGGGGCATTGGTATACCCCGACCCTGCCGCCGGCACTTACCACGTTACTGCTACTGCCGGTAGCTTAGTCGCCATTGGTTTTTACCAAGGGCCTGCGGTTGCATCTGCTGTTGCTGGACAAGAAATTGAAGTCCACCTGGCCGGCGCACCGTTGATGGTTTAAGGAGGCACCATGAAATTTCAAGAAAATCAAAAAACATTGTTGAAGGCCGTTACTGGTTCCGCTGAACAAGTGGCCATGAATGAGTCTTTTAAAAAGCGTTTTGGTATCGACGCCAATGACAAAGAAAATTTTCCCGTACAAGAGTCGGGATTTTCTTTTAAAAAGGCCTTCGAGAAAGTCGCCAGCAAGTTTAGCGAAGCTGAGGTTTCCTCTTCTTTCGCCCAACTGCTACGCTCGGGTATCCAAACCATCGTTAATGGAATGTACGAAACAGTTCCTCTGACTTTTGAGCAATGGGTTACTGTTACCCAATCGAAAAAAGACACTGAGTTGTACGCTCCTCTCCATGGTATTGCCTTCCCTCGGGAAGTTGCCCAAGGTGGACGTTATCCTGAAGTGAAAACTCAGGGAATGGACATTAAACTCCAGAACCGGAAATTCGGTTCTATGTGGGGAGTTTCCTGGGAATTGAGTGAAGATGACCAATCGGGTCAAATCCAAACCCAATCCCGTTTGCTGGGCGAGTACATGAAAGTGTTACTCGAAGTCCTTTGTTATGGAAAATTGGCCGGCCTTGGTGCCGAATACGCCGACTATAAAATCCCCGCTTGCGAAACCAAGCCGTCGGATGAGTCAGCATATCCTTGGTCAGTTGCTCTGCAAGGTGGCGGGAAAAATCGTCCTGCTTCTTTCGGTGCGTTAACCCAACCCAATATCCAAGCTGCCTTTACTGGCCTCCGTGACCAGAAGAACCTGCTCGGACTCAGAATGAACGTAGACCCGGATACTCTCCTGATCTCCGCTCTGTATGAGTTTGACGCTGCTGTGTTAGCGAATAGCAGTTTCTACCCCTCTGTTGCTGGCACTGTTGCTGGCACCACTGGTGGACAGTTCTCTATCAACCCTATTCAAGGCAAATTTAAACCTATCGTTACACGATATATGTTTAATAACCTTGGCAAGGTTGATGGTTATAGCAAGGCCTGGTATTTGATCGACGCCAAGAAACCTTGGTTTGTTTGTCAAATCCGTGAAGCGGCCAGTGTAATCAATGAGAACCCCGCTTCGGGCGCTTCCTTTGATTTAGACATTATGCGTTTCAAATGTCGGATGCGTGCAAACGCCGATCACATTGACAGTCGTTTTGGCTGGCAAGGTAATGATGGCAGCATCTAGTCTCTCCTAGTTTGTTCGGGGGTGGGGTTTGCTCCTTTAGCTCCCCGCCCCTTTTTAAAAGGTTGGGTTATGAAGCAAGGACAAAAGAAAGTTTTTATTGCTCAGAAAAAAGAGGACGATACACCCGCCCGTCTAAAGGAATTGGATGGTCTTTTTTATATCAACCATCACGTCTGTGAACTGCAAGAGGCATTTCCCTATAATAATAATTTATGGACAGTTGATAGATATTACCCTGCGTTAAAACTATATATAGATACCCCTAGATTTCCATTTGAATTTGAGGACTCTGCCACCAAGAGGGGAGTAATGGAAAAGCTGGGTTTAAAATATGAGGTACTGCCGTGACCTGGACAAGTGCGTTACCCGACTTAAGGACATTGTTATCCGATAATGGTACAGATAAATTGGCATGGAAGAAGCGTTGTGTAGGGGCACCTAATGGCACTACCAAAGACTTTAAGACTTTTGATATCCGTCGTACGGCCTCCTTTGTCGGTGCGTTATACCCAATAGGGGTTTTTGTTAATGACACCCTATCAGTGGTGGCTTTAGATGATATCGAGAGCGGTTCCTTTCAGCTCGCTACCGCCCCATTAGAGGGTGCCAGAATAGAAGCAACCTACTATCACCAATGGTTTACAGACACCCAGCTCAGTTCATTTTTAAATAGTGCGTCAAACTTCCTAGGGTTAGCTGGCAATGTTGCCAATATAACCTCTGGTCTCCAACCTGCCGCTTTAAAATATGCTGCTGCTGATGCTTATCAAGAATTGGCAGTAAGGTATGCCAGAATGATTTCAGAGTCATTTAGGATGGAGGATTTACCCAAGGACTCTTTAAAGCAAGTTATAGATAGTTATGAAAAACTTGCTGAGGCCTACAGAGAACAGTCTAAACAATTAAGGGATGATTATTATCAGAAGCAAGGTAGACAATTAAACCCAGCAGGTTCGGCCGTATGGGGAACCGCTCGTGACCCGAAGCCTAATAGATGAGTAGTGAATTAGTTACGTTAAAAAATGCTGTCAGTTATTCCTCTGCCATAGCTAAGCGGATGAAGGAACAGCTTAAGAATGGAAAATTCCTTCCCCAATTATGGGCCAGAACTTTACGGGCCAAGTATTTTGAATATCAGTTAAGCAGATTTAAAAACCAGGGCGCTATAGATGGACTTGAGCGATGGCCGGATGTCAAACCAAAATACCGAGACTGGAAGGTCCGGATGGCCACTGGTGGTTCCAGTCTTAAAACCTCTAAATTATCCAGGAGCGGCGAAACTAGAACTAAAACCGTGGTTAAAGAAGGCGGTACCATGGTTATGGTGCTCACTGGAAGGCTTCTTAAGGCCGTCGCCACTACTAATGCGTCTGCTGGATATGCAGAAATCAAAACAGACAATAGAATTAGAGTAAAAACCAATGTCCCCTGGGCCTGGTATCGCCAAACAGGCGGGAAGAGAAGAAAGTTTAACACTTACGGCAAAAAGTTTAGGTCAATGTTTAAGAGCGAAGTGAAAAAGTTTATTATCGCTAGGGATGCAGCGAAATGATTAGGCAATTGCCAGAGAAAGTGACTGATCTTATCGTAAAACATTTACGGGATAATATGTCTACTTCCATGGCAGCATTAAGAACCGACCGAACAGACTCCCATATCACCAGCGAAACCCCACTCAAATATTATATAAATGAACAAGATAATTATACGTCGCCGGCCATCTTTGTCTTGGTTCAAGATGTTGATTTTATGAAAGAGACTAGGGGAGCAAATTATATCAATGCCGAAATGTCCCTAAATGTTCACATTATAGTCGAGGAAACTAAAGAAGAGGAGGTTACCAGGAAGTCATTTAGATATCTAGCAGTGGTTCAGAGCTTGCTAGACCAGGCAACCTTGACGGATAATTCTAAAATAAAGTTTGAACTGGTAACAAAAAGAGCAGAGTTTTCGCCAGTCTTAATAGATAGTAATATCGGAAGGAAAGATTTTAAAAAAGAAGTAATATTAACCTGTGTTGCATATTGTTTTGAATCATTTTAAGGAGGATATATGCCAGTATCATTTTCAAATGCAAATCCCGCAAACATGGAACTTAGTCCATGTAAAGTCAGTTTCGGTGGAACTGAGTTGGGTGGAACTGTTTCCAATGTTAAAGTAGCTATCAATTTTGAAAAGGCAGAGATGAAAGTCGATCAGCTCGGCAACACCGTTGTTGACCGCCGAGTTTCTGGTTTGAATATCAAGATTGAAACTGTCCTATCCGAAATTAGCGATAAGGACAAGTGGAAAGTGGCCTTTCCCAATGCCAAGAAAGTTGGAACAGGTCCTTACTCTGTTTATTTCGAGTCGCGAGTCGGCGAGTCAGACATTGCTCTGGCCCTTCCTCTCGTTCTGCACCCTTTATCAAAGGCCGATGCTGACAAATCAAGCGATATGACCTTCTTCAAGGCGACCGCAGAGTCTGTTTCTGAGGTTGTTTATTCACCTACTGAGCAACAAGGTCTAAAGGTTGTATGGAATGTCTACTTAGACATGGGAACGACCCCTGCCCGCTTTGCTATGTACGGTGATACCGCTATCGGCCTAATTCATGCCTCCGCCGGTGCCCCCACTTTCGTCGGAACTGGTACTGGTCTTATGACTGCTGTATCGGTATTCGATGGTTACACTCTAACCGAAGCAATTCATTGCAAGTGCGTGGGTGTTCCTGCCGCTGACAAATCGAATTGGTTGGTAAGTGGTTCCGTGTCTGGTGTCATTGGTTATTTTGAAATTGGAGTTTCTGGTAGCGCAACGTTTGCTAGTTCCAAAGTGGCCTTTACGGTCGCCGATGGCGCTACAGACTTTGTGTTAAATGACGAATTTACAGTCAATACGGTTGCTGCCAACTTTGTATGATGCAGAAAATGACTGGCATTGATAAAACTCTGGCCGTTGCCGATCTGGATAAAATCTTGGTCGGCAAGGTCATTTTCAAGCTCCATGGGAATCAACATACTATCAATCCATTAACAACTGAACAGTTGTTCAAGTTCATCAATATACTTGATGAGGTGCAAAACACAAAGCACGAGGGCAAAACCGTAGAGGAGTTAATAGACAAATTTCATCGTCTATTCTCCTCCGTTTGCCCGTCCATCACGCTAGAGGATGTTCGGGATTGCAGCATGAACCAGGTTGTGGGTTTACTTTCCCTCGTTATAGAGTCGGCCACTGGGCGGCAAACACCTCTTGGTGATGATGGAGAGGTAAAAAAAAACTTACTACAACCGAAAGAGTCACGATTAGTGCGCCGGAGCTGGTGGCGGAATATTGTTTCATCTTTAGGTGCCTCCCACAACAGGCCCTAGAGACTCCTGCCAGACAGTTTTTTTCAATGCTCGTCGAAGGAAGAAAGCTGATGGACAGGTTCTTAAATAAAATCTTTCTCGAATTAACAGATATTCAAAGTGTTTCCCTTGGTGATGTAAAATATTATCAAGAGATGCGTAATGCGTTTGTCCAGCGGTTGCCACATGCCAAGGAATCGCAGCGTGGAATAACAACCGAAGATGCTATGTTATGGATGAAACAGGTTATGGGAGAGGCCAATGGCAGACAATGAACTTTCACTTGACCTAGTTTTAAACGCAGACCATGCATTAAAATCAGTTGATGGGGTAGCTAAGAAATTAAGAGAGCTTGGCGACCCAGAGCACTTCAAAGCAATAATATCAAACTTAAAGAGTGTTGGGGTTGTTATGGCGGCCATTGGTGCCGCTGCCATAGCTGCTAAGATATCATTTGATTGGACTATGGAGGCGGAAAAGATTGAACTTGTCAATAGACAGTTTGATATTCTTTCTAAAAACGCCGGTCTGGTTGGAGAAGAATTAAAGGAAGGTTTAGTTAAAGCGGCCCATGGATTAGTAGGCGATCACGAGTTATTACAAACTGCCAATAAGGCAATTGTAATGATGGGTGAGTCGGCAAAGAGATTACCAGAAATAATGGAGGTTGCCGCTAAGGCGACCAAAGTAATGGGTGGGGAAGTAAAGGATAATTTTTCATCAATAGCCGAGGCCATTGCTACCGGAAGAACCAGGACGCTTGCCCATATGGGTTTAATGGTGGATGCAGAAAAGGCCGTGGAAGATTATGCCAAGTCACATGGCAAGGCCGCCAATGCAGTATCGGAAACGGGCCGGCGCCAAGCAATATTAGAACAAGTCCTTAAAAATTCAAAGACTGCCTTTAAGGGTGTCCAAGTTGACTCCGATGATCTTATAACCACCTGGCAAAAATTAAAAGTAACCCTAGACGAAGTTAAGGAAGCATTTTTGCTTCTTTTTAATAAGACCATAGGCCCATTGGTAAGGGGTTTAACTAAAGAAGTTTATGAAATGGCCCATGCCTTTAATGTTTGGTTAAAGGGAATATATGGGAGCGACGCTGAAAAGGCCGCCTATAAACTCCAAGAGATTGATAATCAACTTAAAAATTTAGAGGAACGCCATAAGGGTATAAGCCTTGGAATGGGTGGGTTTTATAAAATATCTGATGAGGAATATGAAAAGGCCAAGGCGGCCATCTTAAAAAAGAAGGAAGAGTTACAGGCGGCGGGTAAAGTTAAAGTTGAGGCCGGCCCAACTACCGAGGGCGGGGCAGGAGAACCCGGTAAGGGTGGATTTGATAATACCCAGGAGCTTGCCAATAAAGCAAAGTTTGAAAATGATATGCTTCAACTTGCTAAAAAGCGTCATGAAGATGAGTTACATTTTGCTACCAATTCCGCTGAGGTAGATAGAGTTTTTAGTGATAAAAAGAAAGAGACTAGGGCCCAATTAAACGCAGACCTTCAGGCCATTGATGCTCGTAAAGACTTAGATGATGATCAGAAGAAGGCCCTTAAAATTGCCAGAGAACAGCAGCTTCATAATGATCTTAAAATGCTCCAAGAGGATAAGGTTAGGGCCCAGGAAGATGCTGATCGGCGCTGTATGGAGAGTGGGAAAAATACCTCTGATGTTATTGCTGCCTCAGTTAGAAATTCCGCTGCCTCTCAGGTTAAGGGGTTAAACGGGGTAGCAAATGCTTCTAAAGCGGCCTTTGGGGCCTTCCAAAATAATGCAACATCTGCCCTTAAAGCATGGGGCGCAGGGACTAAGAGCGCATCTGAGGCCGCTAAAGGGTTTATGTTCGGCATGATCGCCGACGTAGCTGAGGCCCAAGGTCGGTTTATGATGTTAGACGCCTTTAAAACATTCCCCGCTATTAACGGCCCAGAGCTTGCCGCTGGTATGGGATTAGTCGCCCTGTCAGGCCTCCTGGGCGCTATGGCCGGTGGTTCTGCCAAGGGAGTTGCTGGCGGTGAAGGCGTAGGCGGTGGTTATACTGCCCCCAATTCTGATCTAAATAAAGATGCAAACCTAGAGGTTGCACCCAAGAGAACCGTCACTGTCCAAATCATGGGTAATTATTTTGAGACTGAACAGACTAGACAAAAAATGTTGGACTTAATTAGACAAGAAACGGACGCCACAGATTTCCGTTACCAGTCCGTCAGGGTTTGACGGAATAAAATTCGATGCGTACTATGTTTGAAAGGAGTACGCATGGACAATGGAAGATATGAAGATGGTATTGGAAGAAAAAAAGAAACAAAAGAGTATAAGGCCTGGTGTGGAATGATGGCCAGATGTTACAACAATAAATCGTCTAGCTATCCATTATACGGAGGCCGAGGGATTTTTGTTTGCGAAAGATGGAAAAAGTCATTTGAAAATTTTCTTAGGGATATGGGAAAATCTCCAACTAAAAACCACTCATTGGATAGAATAAACAATGGTGGGCCATATTCTCCAAAAAACTGCAAATGGTCTACTGATAAAGAACAATGTCTGAATAGAAGAAGCAATATAATCGTAGAATATGGTGGCGAAAAATATGTTCTTTCTGAATTATCAAAAAAGCTAAATATACCGTACCCAAGGATGAGATGGAGATACCATCAAGGTATGAGTATTGATGACATTGTTGACCTTAAGCGCAGGAATGAAAAATTGATTGATGGAAAAACCATGGTAGAGCGCAGCAGGGAGTTAGGTGTTCACCGATCAACCTTATATCGGAGATTAAAACAGGTGAGGGTATAAATGGCACTATCAGCGAAATCACTTATTAACTACGGGTTGATTGTAGATAGCGGCAATCGTTATATAAATTATAAATTATCATCCGGTGGTATAGAAAAAACTGCGACATTAAATTTAGGATATTATTCTTTGACCACCCTAGCGACAGAGATCGTTAGGGCATTTGTAGAGGCGGATGATCAAGTGTCTTACGCCGTCACTATAAACCGCAATGTTTCCGGTGGATTGGAAAATAGGATAACTATCTCCTGTTCATCTACTTATTTTTCCTTGTTATTTGGCACTGGTACTAATGCCGGAGCGTCATTGGCATCTTTAATAGGATTTAATTATGCTGATTATACTGGTTCTCAGTCTTATACTGGCAGTTCTTCTTCTGGAGTTGCTCTCGTCCCGGAAATGATTGGTTATAATTATCTTGGCACTGATCTAAATCAAGAAATTCAAGGATCAAGAAGCATATCCGCTGGCGGAATAAAAGAGGCCATAGTTTTTCAAATCATGGAGTTTATACAGGTTGAATATAAGTATGAACCAAGTTCGAGAATAACTGAATGGAAGAATTTTTTACGCTGGGCCATACAACAAAGACCATTTGATTTTATCCCAGAGATTTCCAATACTACAATTAATTACGACGTCACTCTCGACAGGGCAGGTCGTGGACAGAATGGAATGGGTTATGTTCTTAGAGAGATGCTTCCCCAATTTCCTAATTTTTATACTACTGGACAATTGGAATTTAGAAAAAATGTTTCATTAGGAGCGTTTATTTAATGGGCCTCTCGCAATATCCTGTAGCATTTATCGACTCTACTGACAAAACCACCAAACAAATGGCAGTAGTGGTTGAAATTGATGGTGTCCCAGAATTAATGACTCTTGGTGAAATATATACTCGTGTACGTTATGGTGATAATGGAATTTATTATGGTATTGATGGTTTAAATTATGGTGGACTTCGACGCATAGAAGGTGCCAGACCATACTTGACATTAGAAGGGTCGCTGTCTATTTCTCAACGTCTTGAACCCGAGCAAGGTCGGGCATCCATCTCCACGTTTAGTCTAGTCTTTGTCGATAAAGATAATTATCTCACTAATCTGGTTAGTCCTGGGATAGTGGTCGATGAGATTATGGGGAGCAAGGAAGTCAAAATCTACATAGGTTATGTAGAGACTTCCTGGCCGGATGACTATTTTGTAGTATTTCGTGGGCGTATAACGTCTATTAATGTTAACGGCCCCAAGCTAACCCTGGGACTATCTGATGCCAACCAAAAACGTCGTAGACAATTGTTCAATATTGCGCCTACTAAGCTATCGTTAGCTATTAACAATTCCCAAACTAATATCCCGGTTATCTCGGCCACTGATTTTTACCAACGGATACTAGGTCCTGATGGAAATTATAGCTCTATCGTAAAAACGTGGATTAAAATAGATGATGAATGGATTCAATATGATGTTAAGGGCACAAATTATATAACCGCCCTGGCGAGATCGTCAACTCCGACACCTATAGGCTATACTGCTAATACTGTTGATGTTCATGCTCTTGATGCTGACGTCAATGGGGCCATTGAAATAGGGCCGGAAAATGGTATTATTATCGCTCTTAAAATTATGTTGTCCGGCTGGAATGGGCCGTGGATAACCGGACTTCAACCAGAAGCACTGGGAGATACCCTAGATGTCAATAATACCTCGACTAATGTTATTAAAGTACCTTTTAATAAAGATTCTAAAGTCCAGTGGGGAATTGTTACTGGCGATTATATTTATATCACTGGTTCTGCCTTTAATGATGGTACTTATACTGTTACTGGTTTCGATGAGGACAGTTCTGGACGACTAAATAGAATTATTTATTTAAACCAAAATCTCATTCCAGAATTTCCTACTGCTGGCACCTTTTCCATTAGATCACAATTTGATGTCCTGCCAGTGGCCGCTGGTTTGCGCATGAACCCTTCCGAAGTGGACATTGATACCCATATCCTTTTTAAAGAGAGGTTTTTATCCGCCCCTTACTACGACATGCAGTTCACCATAATGGAGAAAATTTCTGGAAAAGAATTTATCGAGAGTCAGATATATCTCCCGCTTGGGTGTTACTCGCTTACACGTTATGGAAAAGTCTCGATTGGCTATACCAGACCGCCTGTCTTAATTGATGATAAACTAATCGAAATCAATGCCTCAAACATAGTCAATCCGACCAACATGACCTATTCCAGGGCATTAAATACCCGCCGTTTTTATAACGAAATTGACTATGAATGGGATGTTAACTCAGATAAAAATATTTATACTAATATTATCCGCAATCTTGATCAAAATTCTCTAAATTTGTTTGGGGAAGAATCATCCTTGCTTGTTTCTGCCAAAGGAGTTTGGTCTACTTTAGGTGGGGATCAACTTGCTTATCGTACGGCCAGAGCATTGCTTACGAGATATTCTAATATTGCCTTTGAAATAACTTTAGATGTCAATATGACCGCCGGGTCATTGGTAGAATCGGGCGATATCGTTATGTTGGTGGATAATGGTCAACTTCAACTGCCAAATCTGGCCGATGGTACTAGAGATATAGGCCAAATGCTGTTTGAAGTCCTAGATCGACAATTAGATATTAAGACAGGTACGTCCAAAATAAAGCTTTTAAGCGGAATATTTGATACTTCCCAGGATCGCTATGGCGTCGTTTCCCCACGTTCCTATCTTCAATCTGGAAGCACAGTGTCTATTTTGAAATTGCAAGGGGTGAACGAGTTTACAAAATGGACGGCCCATATTGGACAACAAATACAGGTTCATAATGATGATTGGACTTATGATTATTATTCAAGAATTGTTTCCTTGTCCCCAACCAATAGCAATTGGTTAATTATTGACCCACCCCTACCAACCGCCCCAGGATTGGATTACGTCGTAGTTATACCATACTATTCAACTAGTACCGACAAGACCGTCAATAAGGGCTATAAATCACTTTACGCTCATCTGGCACCCAGTGTGGCCGTGACGGCCGGAGTCTCCGGCACCCAGTTTACCGTAAATGTTGCCGACATTTCTAAATTTTTCCTTAATGCTGTAGTCTTAATCCATACCGAGGACTACTCAACCATGTCCGTTGAGGTTCGAGTAGACAGCATATCCGGTAACGATGTTATACTAAATAACGATATAGGTTTTACGCCAGATAATACGATGCGCTGTGAATTTATTGGATTTGCAGATACCCAGGGCGCATATAGATACTTTTAGAGGTTAATATGACTGATCTTACAAATATTAGGCGCATGATACAAGTTGAAGAAACCCAATTCAGGGCACCATTGTCTGAAAATACCATGCAGAAAATAGGTCAGGGCATCAATTTTATCAATACTGTTCAACATTCCGAAAAACAATTCTTTTTAAATGGGAAATACGGAAACAGTGCCCTTAATCCACCTCTTTATGGGGTCGATGGAATGACTTTTTTCCAATATGATGCCGAAATTATCGATGTTTGGATGTTTATTCACACCAATGGCACCAGTGGTACGACAGAATTAGATGTTAAGCGCAGCACTGATAATGGTGCCACTTGGAATACTATCTTTTCGACAACCCCTAAAATTTTATCTGCTGCTGGAAGCTGGGTGTTTATGCATATTGGTTCTAGTTTTCCCAATATCGTTGCTCCTGTTTTGACTAGTGCCAATGTCAACGCCGGAGATGCATTAAGATTAGATTTAATACAGGCGCAAGTTGGGGATAATGTTGAGACTTGCGGAATAGTTATACATTATAGGCCTAGATAGGGAGAGTTATGAGTACGTTTTATACAGGAATACAAGTTTTTCGATCACAAACGTATACCGGAGGAGTGTCGAGTGGAAATACAACTGCCCTCTATACTGTCCCCGCAAATCGATGGGCGGAAGTAGTATTTAATGCTGCCACTGGCGGTTCAAATGCTTCCTTGTACATTACTTCAATAAGTGAACCAAGTGCTATTAATAACACCTATGGAGATCATAGTGCAGTTATGAGAGTTGGGGCCGGAAAATCGGTAATGGGATATGGCGGGAGTAGTGGTCTTAATTATTCTTTTTCGGTTGTTGAGTTTGGATGATAGGGAGATTTTATGTCAATACAAGATGGCCAACCAGTCGATGCCCTAAACTCCAACGCCGCTTGGTTGTCTAGGAAAATTGACTCCGATACATTAGGAAAAATAGCTCTTAAGAATATCACTGACCCTAATAGCGGTAACATAATTTACAATATTCAAAGAGCGGTCAATGAGCTATTCGATACTGATGGTGTCACCGGAGAGGGTGATGCTAATCGGAAAATTTATTCCTCTAATGAATTTATTTCCAATGGTGATGATCGTAAAACTGCCATTGGCACGCTAGACGCCTCTTTATATGGTGTAAATACTACTCTTGGGAATCATACTGCCTTATCTGCCGGGGTTCACGGAGTTTTTGGAAGTGTGGTCGGGACCACTGATCAACAAGACCTAAAAAATAAATCTTATTATTTTTCTCAACTCACCAAGGTTGCGAGCTATACTGCATCCTTAGACGATGTTTGCATTTCCTTAGATGGCACGGCGGCCGTTGTCCCCATAACTCTCCCTGACCCTACAACATGTGAAGGAAAATTGTATATCCTAAAGGCAATCAACCTGACTAACGCCTGTTCAGTGACTAATAATGTCGATGGTACTCCCTATATTTTCAAACAATTAAATGAGGCCTTAGCTGTTATCAGTGATGGCACAGCGTGGAGAATATTTATGTCTTATTATCCTGTCCGAGACCTGGCCATGGTGCAAGGTTCTTATACTGATTTTGCAGTAACCAATATAACCGACGCTGCATATGTGAATGTCGTTACCCTTGCACAAAATGCGGCCAAAATGTCTATCGTCGAAAATGCTGGCGGTACTTTTATTTTACGCATCAATACTTCCGACGTTGGTTATATCATTGCCGGAGAAAAAACGCTTTGGGACTTTAAAGTCTCTTCTGGCGATGTGATTAAGATAAAATCAGTCAGTGGTACAGTAGATTCTGGGACAATGGCATTGAATTTTTTTAATTAAGGATGACCAATGAAAAAAATAATCCTTCTCATAATTCTACTCTATAGTTTTGTTGCCATCGCACAATGGTATTATGGGACTGGAGAGGCCACAAATTTAGAAAATAACATAGGTTATCAGAAAAATACCCAGAAAATTAAAGCTGGCGTTACCGTTGACCCCACCTCTTCAGCACAGTCTGGTGGTGCTGGTTCTTTATTGCTTAGAACCAATGGCGACGCTTATTTAAAGAAGGACGCAGGAAATACCACTAATTGGAAAAAAATAATTGATACTTCCATTGCTGGAAACTTGCTGGGAAGTTCACCCATTTCAATTACTGGCGGTACAGGTGTTTTAAATGGAACAGCGACCGTTACAATGACACAATCCTCGGCCTCTAGCGATGGTTGGTTATCGAGTAGCGATTGGAGTTTATTTTATGATAAACAAGATTCACTTAGCTTCTTCTCAGCTACCGGGACAGCAGGCAGACTCAGTGTTTCTGGTGCTGGCACAGTGGTGGGCGGTTCGCTTACTTTTGACGTTGATAGCGATCTTCTTCCTGACCCTTTGTCTGGTGACGTTGGTAAGGTACTTACGGCGATAGGTGCCTCTCAGACCGCCTGGCAAACGATGTCTGTCGTGGGGGCCGATCTTAATGGCACGTCCCCAATTTCTATAGCTGGCGGCACTGGTGCTGTTTTAAATACTGCCACAGTTACTATAACCCAGGCCGGAAGTGGTTCTGCTGGTTATCTATCATCTACGGATTGGAATACTTTCAATAATAAACAAAATATTATTTCGACCGGGACTTTGACTTCCGCTAATGCCCCCCTATCCATATCTGGAGGTGGTTATGTGGTGGGATCAAACACCACCGTTTCCCTTCCCAGGTCAAGTGAATCTCAGGACGGTTACCTAAGTTCTGCCGACCATGTTATCCATAACAATAATAAGCTAATCTCTATTCTTTATCCCGAAAAAATGTCTGCCGCTTATGTTGTAGCTGGTAACAATGCTACGTTCGACAATGGCGGATCATTACAGGGGACAGCGACCATAACATCTTCCACTTCCGATCTTTTGATCGGGACTTCCGCCATTAAATATGTGGCCAGTGGAGATCAACACAATGATTGGTTTGTGGTTGGCCAACTTACACCCAATGAGGGAATTAAAGGTTCTACCATCGCCTTTGAATTTCAATACAAGGCGACTGTCACAGGTATGCAGTTTAAAGTTAAGGTTAATGGTGGAGCATTAGACGGAAACATTGTGTCGATGGATATACCCGCCGCCAGCAGCACCACTCCTTCCCAAATGCTTTTCAATGTACCGTCAGATGCTACTTCACTTGAGTATGGTTTCTTTAATACTTCCACAGTAGCGATCACCGCTTTATTTGATCGGATTAGCATTTCGGCAGACCCATTTGGCAAGGCGAATTTGAACGTTCTTGATTATGTCCACGCCTCAAATTATAGCTCAACAGATGGCTCTTCACGGTTAAAGTTTACCAACGTCACGTCTAAAAATGCTGGGCTTTTAACCTATGATAATTCTGGAACATATACAAAAATAACCGCAATAAAACCATGTCAGGTAAATGGTAATTTTACCGGATATGCTTCTTCAACAACAACATGGTATGACGAAATTCACCTTTTTAATTCTGCAGGGACCCTAATAAAACAGTGGTCGGGGGTATATCCATCAAGCCTACAAAATAGACCATTACCTTTCAATTATACAATGACTACTGGGGATTATTTAGTCGTATATATTAATACAGCGCAATTTGCAGATGACATTTATACCCACTTCACAGTTAACGCCATCGCTGAGAGTCCGGCCATCCTGACGGATGGGCAAGAGAGAATGGAAACTTGGTCGCTATCTCAAATAGCATCTTCTCTTACCGACAGAAGCGGCGATGTAGAGTTTGATTTGTCCACTGTAACAATAGAAAAAAATGGGGTGACTACGGCCTCGACAACATTTACTGGCAACACTTCTGGACTTTTGTACGGTCAAGATGATTCTGGCAATACTAGAACTAAATTAATTGCCGCTAGAGATTGTAAAGTAGTCATTGAATTTCAGCATGACAGTTCTCAAGCAACCTCACCACTGCCATACATAAGAAAAAATGGTACTATTTATACCTATGGTGATCAAGAGTCAACCACTGGATACGCACAACAAGTGGTTACTACAATTTCTCTTGTACAAGGCGACTATTTAACTTTCGGAAATGCTGTGGGACTTCCCAACGATGGCAATCCTGTCAGGTTACATGTCACGGCATGGGATTCCAAACCCTATACAACTGTGGCCGTACCGGCCAGTAAGGTGAATGACTTCTCGGCAAGGATAGCTAATAACGGCACTGCTACGATAACCAGCCAAGGCCCTTATTCGTTTATTCAGAGCGTAAGTAGAACTGCTCAAGGTGTTGTCGCTATAACATTTGTACCTGGATTTTTTACACAAATACCATCAATTAAAGCAGATACCGAGAATGGTTCTGGTAACATCATAACCCTTAGCAGCGTTGCCACCTCGGGACTAAATATTTATTGCTCCAGCAGAACTGCTGGCACTGGAGTAGATGAAAATTTATCTATTTCTGTTTCGAGACAAGCATCAGATGCTCAGTTACCCGGTGCTTATGTTGGAAATGTATCAATAGAATTAGAGGCCATAATAACCAAAATAGGGAGAACAAGCCTGACCGCATCGACAACCATTGCAGTGCCGATAGATTCTGTCAGCGGAGATACATTCACAAGTCCATCTAGCAATCAATTTTCACTTCCTGTTGGTGGTTATGAAGTAACGTGGTATTTACAATTTTATTATCCATCATCAACTTCCACCTCACAGATTGATAATTATTTATACAATGTGACCGCTGCTTCGGTGATTACTCCCTATGGAATTGGTCAGGCCAGCAGAACCGTGGCCGCAAACGATGCCTACTATACCAGTGCCGGATCAGTTAAATTTAACTTGTCAGTAGCATCAACATTTGAATTAAGAGTTACTACCTCCACATTTTCCTCTAATGCACCTTCAATTTCGGATACCTATACTAATGCACCAGGAGTGATAATTAAAATCAGAAAACTTTACTAGGTGATAATATGAAATATTTTTTACTTATCCTGTTATTAACTTTCTCGGTTTTCGCTGACGAAACGGCAAGTCCAACGGCAACAGCTATTCCAGAATCTACGGCAAGTCCAACTGCCACGGCCGGGCCTACTCCCACCCCGACTGTAACCCCAACGCCCTCGCCAACTCCAGACCCCTGGCCGCTAGAAATGACTGTACGCTGGGAGGCCATGGCATCAGAAGATGCTGGTATGCCTGGTTATAGACAATGGTTTGGAGTAGATGCAGAACCAAATTCCTCACTGTGGTTTAAAAATAATATCCTTAATGCCTCTAATCGAAATTCTGCTGAGGTATTGTTGACCAATATAGAGGGAAAATACGCCGACATTAAGGCCAAGGCCATTATTCAAAAAGGAAGAGATGATTTGGCCTATGCTGGCCTTAGGGCCATGGATCATGGGCGTAAAGTCATAGGACTGTTCGGTGCAATAATAGATCAAAAATCACTCCCCGCATCTCAAATACAAGACTTAAATGAACAATTTCTCCCTATAAAAAACTTATTAGAAACAGGGAGTCTCCAAACAGCATGGGGAGAAATAAATTCACTTACCATTAATGGAAGTTTTACAGCAGAAGATAAGGCAACAATACTAGCAGAATTAGAAAATTTTACACCTTAAGGAGTTTATATGGCATTTGCGGATAGTTTAATTGGTTATTATAAGTTTGATAGCAATATTAACGATTCGTCAGGCAAAGGACATAATGCTTCTTATACTTTTAGTACCCTCGGTGCAATTTCTGAAACACTCGATTATTGCAACTATGTAGCGGCCAAATATCTTAATGGTATTACTACTTCAGGAATTGGAATTTATAATTCCGTATCTGATTTTAATTTTGGGACTGGTTCTTTTTCAGTGTCATTTTGGTGGAAACCTGCGGCCGAAGAATATAAAGTAATTGGAAATTTCGATAGTACAACCAACTCATGGTACATTGATCAGAAATATGAATCAGGACCAGATAGATGGGCCTTCGGATTTAAAGTTGGAACCATTAGAATAACAGGAGATATAACGGCCATAGGTGCGTGGCATCACGTTGCTTGTACTTTCGATGGCACTAACCAAAAAATTTATATCAATGGAGTTCTGGCATCTTCAGCAGTTAATACTGTCGGCACCAATGTTAACTCTACCGTAGCGACATTTGTAGGCCTTCATGGTGGATCATTTGACGGTATTGTTGACGATTTGGGATTTTGGAAAGGATACGCCATAAGTTCTGGAGAAGTAACCTCCATTAATGGTGCCAGTGGGGATTTAAGCACTGTGGTTGGCGGTGAAGAAGTATTCTTAAACACCCTAAGCGGGGCAACTATTTCCAGGGGCACAACTACTCAAATATCTTTAGACACCGCCAGCATTGCAGCACAAATAACCGACGATGCTTATTTTTCAGACCCGACTAACTGGAAAGAGGTTCGTTTTTATTATGGGCCGGGTTCTGGACACGGAGGGTTTAAAAATCTCAGATTCCTAGAGAATGGTACTCATGTTTTTGCCGATGCTCCGCTTACCCTTACAACACATGCCAGAACTGGCATCTGGGCGTTGAAAATGTTAATTGTTACTAGTTACGATAATGAAAAATATGGTTTGGACGTAAGCCTATTGCAGACTGGGACTTCTTTTACGGTGGTCTAATGAGCGACCTAATAATAAGCGCAATTGCCGCTGTTTTTGGTTCTGGAATAGTTGGGTTTCTAATTAGAGGCTTAATGTCCAGAGAGATCAAACGCCACGATGAATTTGTAAAAAATGCAAGCGATCAAATAGGTCAACTTAATTTATCCTTTGCGCTCATGAAAAAGGATATTGAAACCATTAGTCAATCGACTCAATTACTAAGAGAAATGCATCAAGAGTACTACAAAATGAAATCTTCATTAGAGGCGGCCTGGAGAATTATTGATGAGCAAAAAGATTGGACATTAAAACTTAGGGAAAGAACTCATTTATTGTCTAATTGGATAAGCATTTTAAGAACTAAATGCGAACAGTCGGGTATGAAATTTTCTGACAGCGATGCCTGGATGTTCAAGACCGAAGGATAACGTGATAGACTGAGGGAGCAAACGGAATTGCCACGGTGCCATGGAGGGCGCATTATGAAGCATGAGAACAACGGCCGGTGCGAGCGTTGTCATAGCTTGATCTATCTTTATCCAAACCCACATATATCCTTAGTGAAATGGTTTTTGGATATTCAAAGTAATTTCCCAGAAATCCATACAAGCTGTTTAGGCCGAGGGGCCTTTGAACAAAATGACTTTTATCGCAAAGGCAAGAGTGCGGCCTTATATGGTGCCTCTCCCCATAACTACAATGCGGCAATGGATGTATGGTTTTTGGTCAATGGTATCTATGTTTCTGACAAAACTTTATACAAAGAAAAATTATCAGGAAAAGTACCTGACTATTTACGCTGGCCTATAAGTTATTTTCGCAATGGAAATATTTATACTGACTGGCCGCATGTTGAAGTCAAAGATTGGAAAAATTTAGTTTCTAAAGGAATTTTAAAACTAGTCGATTAGTATTCTACAGGAGGTAGCAATGGAAGAATTAATTTTATTTTATGTTCAAAAGTATCCTTTATTAGTAAGCATTTTGGCCTTTCTTATGGGTCTGCGTTTGGTGATGAAACCACTTTTTACTGCCATTCATGCTTATGTAGATAACTCGGAATCTAAAAAAGATGATGAGTTGCTGGCCAAGGTAGAAGCGTCCAAATACTATAAATCTTTTTTATGGGTATTGGACTATCTTTTTTCGATCAAAATTAAGGCCGAAGGAAGTGTAGCGTTGCCTGCGGTTCCTAAAGTTGAAGAGAAAAAATGAAGCTGTTTGCGCAGATCATTTCAGGTATTGTTTCATTATTAAAATATGGTTTAGAGGCATGGAGACTGTGGAAAAAGGAAAGAGATGAGCGATCAGTGGAAACTGCCCGTGCCGCCATGGAGGGTGCTAAGTCAGATGAAGATCATAAAAAGGCCCTTGCAGAATACGAGAAAAATCTTCCCCAGGGGTGAACTGCTAGAAATCCTTGGGAGTCTCTTTTGGCTTATGGCCGGGGTAGGCGTCATAATATACCTCTTCACCTCTTGTGCTATATCCCGGCCTTATATTAGGCCCACACTCTACACTGAAATGTCTGGTAAATTTTGTAATAAAGATGGAGTTTGTCTTGACGACATTAAGAGAGGCCATTTAGTATGTTTATATAACGATGATTTAGCATTGTTATTAAACTACATAAATAGCGTAGAGCGGATGTGCAAGGACAATTAAAAATACTCTTAGAAACTATAACATCCCGCATTGTGGAATTAGAAAATGCAAAGGGAAGAGACCCGATTGAAGAACGTCGTAGGGCAGAAGTTTTAAAGCTCAATAAGGGCCTTCACGAGGACATTATATTCAAAATCAGGTCAGAGGCATACCACAAATCCTTTGGCATCAAAGACACCCCAGGAATACCAAATCTGACTCAATAGGGGCATATCTGGCCTCACTTTCAATTATCCATTCATTATCTATTTGGGCCAGGAGTATAAGGATGGCGTTTTCTCGCCTATCATAAAACACCCAAGGGGTCGCATCTATAGCATTAAATAGTGATTTCATTTATAATATTATATACTTATCCCTATATAAATTTTATACACAATGTTTATAATAACCCCCCATGTTATATAATGGCAATCTTATATGAATTGGAGGAATTTTATGAAAAAAGAGTCTTACCTGCGCTCCGAAATGAAAAGGCTAGACGATCAAAGAGAGAAAATCTTCAGGGTTTTAATGGAAACCAAGTGGCAAGACCATTTTAAAAAACAACTAGAGGATATTCACCTAGGTCTAACTGCCAAAATAGAGCTTTTAGAGTGGATTTTATTAAAAGACTAACGGAGGTTTTATGAGCGATATTATTGAAAGTGACCCATACGAGGAAGTTTCCTATTTTAGATCGGGTTCCATTGGCACCGAGAATTATTATGCCACCGGAAAAATATCTATTCCCTTTTTCTCCAAGGATGAACCATTTTTAATGGTGCATACCGATGGGGTTAAGGAAATGGCCGCTGAGATGGAGGCATTTTGGATTATAGATTATGTAAATTCCCACGTTTCGACCTGCTTAAAGATATATAAGGAAAAAGATAGCAACCTATTCGTCTTTAGATTTCACCCAAGAGAAAATAAATCCTTAGAGGTAATTATAGAGGAAGGTAATTGGGTTGATTGTGGTGGGGAAATTCTAGACTATTCAGACCTTAAACAACCAGTCCAGGTTTGGGCGTCATTTAGCGACGGATGTTTTGTCATATACATGCCAGAAGAGCATTAAAAGGGGGTCTTATGATTTCAATGATGAAAAATGCAATAAGGAAATCAGACTCAACCAAGGTGGAGATATTTTCTCATCTTGAGGGCACCGAGGCAGAATACCGTCTAGCTTGTGATGAGTATTGGGGATGCTGCGTAAAATGCGGAGCAATCCAATTCGGTGGAGTTGAACCAGATGCAGAAAAATATGAGTGCGAGGAATGTAATAAAGAGGCGGTTTATGGAATTGAGCAGCTTATGATGTATGGACGAGTAAAAATTGTGGGGGTCGAATGAATGAATTAACAGATGAAGAGCTAGAAGAAATTTACAACGAATGGTTAGATGAGGTCTATGGAGAGGTAGACATTGCCGGATACAAATGGGCAACCAGTCACGCCTTTAAAGAAATAGACCCGACCACCTATCGCTGCAAATTTAACGATTGGTTAGATCGGGAAGTTCAGGACGGATACATAATTGAAAAAGAAAATAAATATTACAAGGGGAAATAAAGTGAAAAAGAAAAAAGATTTCTATAACACCGAAACGCCACCGGGAGAATTTCTTTCAAGCGACGTTACAAGTCTGTGTAACGATAAACGCTATGCCCTTAGTGCCCTAGATATCGTAATGGGCCTTAGTCGACTCATTGAGGCACTATATATCCATAGTCGCTATAATGAACCGCAGGCAATTATTATCAAAATAAGCTCATGTCTTGTTAAGGCAGAACCCCTGTTAAATGATTTGATTAATTGTTTAACCGAAAAAATAAAAAAGGAGAGAAAATGAGCACCCTTAAATTAATCTACATCGGCCAGCGACTAGATAGCAATGACGTTTTAAGTGATGCTTTTATTGAATTGAGGGATAGAAAAAAAGCTCCAGGTCAGCACTTATGGGCAATTAAATCGAGACGATATTGTATTATTGGTCATATTTATGGAGTTACGATTAAGCGGAAGGACATGTTTTTGCCGACTAAATGTCCAAGTCTGGGCGTTATTAAAGATGAGAAAAAAATCGACCTTTGGAGCCTAGAGCAGAAGGCGGCCCAAGAAAGAAGGAAACTTAAAATTTTAAAGAAAAAAACATTCGATAAGACCATTGACAAATATATCAGACCTGAATTTTATGAAATTTTAGATAAAATGTCTTGGGAAAATAGAGAGGCCTTAGGTAAAGCAGTTTCCAAGCGTATAACCTTTGGGAGGTAGTATGTTCATTGACAAATTAGTTGAACTTAACAAGGTTCACAAATTTAGTTCTCTTGCTGATTTCCGCATCGTAGGGCCTAATAGGGCCATGATCTTGGGAGACATATCGGTCACATTCTACGACGAGGAGGAAGTTGTAGATACTTTTGATGGCAACCCAGAGACTAGACCGATGCACGTAGAGATAAAAGAACCCTCTGACGACTCTGTAGGCCTCTATGGTTATAAATTATTCACCATTACGCCTTATTCGATAATTGATCATCATGAGTTCTGGTATTTTTCTAAGGATTGCGTAGATAATGAGGACGTTGATTTTAGGTCTTGCCTTTGTGAGCTTGCCGTTGTCACACTCTATATTCTTCGAGATATGAATTTTCCTAAATAGACCTGGGAAATAATTCTAGCTGGCCACAAATTTCCTGAATAACCCTAAAGGCCTCATCCACGCTTCTAATAACAATATATTTTCCACCATTACCCATTATCTCTTCTGCCCGTCTTACTTGATGTTCAGACAATTTGCCCTTCAATTGCTTAACTTCAAAACCGTAAAAAATACCATTTCTTAAGGCCAAAACATCCGGGACGCCTAACTCCCATTCTGGCACCTTAGTAAAAAACCCATTGCCCGTTATTCTGACAGGCGTGTGGCGTATCACGAAAAATCCTGCCCGCCTCAATATTTTGATTAGTTCTGCTTGAATGTCCTTTTCGAGCATGTTAATGCTCATAGTCTTATTGTCAGACTTTTTGGGTATCCGTGTCAAGGTACGGATATTATTCCTGATTGAATTTGTCGGCCGTTTAAGCTTTAATTTTCTCATGGAAGTATGTTTGCTTTGTGGTTCTCAAGAAAAATTATCATTACATCACCTATTTTCACAATCTAAATGGGCCGTAAAACTATACGGCAATCTTATCCACGACCAAAAAAATATTGTCACTATCTGCTTGGATTGTCATCTCAATAAACCAGTCCCGAAATGGTCAGAAATAGAGTTCTGCAATGCCTTGGGAATTGTGCCGAGAAGTAAGATTGCAACGAGAACGAATCTCGGATAGCATTAAATTGACCGATATATTATTTTAAATGAGGTCAGTATGGCAACCTTCCCTCACCATGGAATTGAAGGCCTTCGCAGGGCCACTAGAGAAGTAACCGCAGGCCTGGATACCCTCACCCGCCTGGCCGTTGATGTTGAGGTTATGCCTCCATTAACAGTTACCGCAAAGATTGAGGGTTCTAAAAACATAAACATAACCGCCCTTAATATTCTAATAGCAAATACCGAAGAGGCACATGTACTTCAGACAAATCTAAAGCAACTAATGGTTAAAAACAGAAACTATGTTCAAACTAAGGTCAAATTTACTAGCGGTGGAGATTTTATTTTAATCCCCTCTGGCACAACCTTTACGTTAGATAATTTAGATTTATCGGGAGCGACTCTCTATGTAGAGGCGAGTGCCATCTCCACGGTCGAAATAGTGGAGTTATTTTAAATAGGAGGAAATCTTATGTCTAATCTCAGCTTGGAAAGACTTCTCTTTGACCCGAACAATATTGCTGACGGGCCTAAAGTTGGAAGTTATGTAGTATCTGCTTCAGGGAGAGTCATTGACGACGCACAATATGGAGGTACAGGCCCCTATGGTCTTTATGTTAACGTCATCAATCCAATTGCCATTGACCTTACTCAGGATGATGAGGTAACCGTATTTCAAGGGACAGACCCGTGGGTAATTTCCGGTGCCGTTACCTGCTCTCAAACTACTTCTCCGTGGGTTATTAGTGGTGCCGTCACCTGTTCACAAACTACAAGCCCATGGGTTATCAGTGGTGCAGTAACCACAGACAATCCACTTCCCAACGTAGCCTTTAAGTCTACTGCTACGTCGATGGCTGACGTTGCCGCCCCCATCCCGGCCACCGCTCTGGCAGCTCGTAAACGTATTCAAGTCCAAAATCTTGGAAATGAAGATGTTTATGTTGGTGGTTCTGTTGTGACAACTGGAGATGGACTTAAAATTAGCAAAGGTGGGACAGAATCAATTGAATGTGGGCCTACTGCTATTCTTTACGGAATTTGTGCTTCTGGAAAGACCTCTACTTTACACGTTTTGGAATGGAGTTAAGATTTTAACGGGAGAGGGGAAACCCTCTCCCTCTTTTACGGAGTTATAAATGGAAAGAGCAAAATTGATGAGAGAAATTCTGGCCATTTTAAATAGGGCCAAATTTGAAATTTTGGCACCGGAAATGGTGCAGATGACTCAAACCATTCAGGCCTTTGCCCAAATGATTTTAGAAATGGAAAAAGAAAATGTGCCCGGACCTAAGTGATAGCAATGTAACTGACTCCTTTGATGAAGCAATTGTCCATGACTTGTCAAATCATGGTGGACAGCAAGGCGTTCTAGTGGTCGGTACTAGTGCTGTGGAATTAAAATTATCAGTAGTTGATCGAAAGGCCGTAACCGCCTTCATAACCACCAATGGCGACGTCTATTGGGGTCACACTAATGCTGTTACCATAAGTACCGGGACAAGGCTTTTTAAAAATTCCCTCTACGAATGGAATTGTGGTTCTGGGACAACCATCTTTTTAATTTCAAACACCGCAGGCCAAGACGTAAGAGTGACGGAGCGAGCGTGAAAAAAGTTCAATCGGTTGCCGATGCAATTTCCTGGTCTCCCGATGCCCCCGGAATACTTCCCACTGATAATGGCAACATGTTTGGATGGAACCCCACTACTAAACTGTGGGAAGTAAGAGATATAAGCATCTCTCATCGCAATGCCATCTATTCAGATATTTTTACCATCTCTTTAAATGGGACCCTAAACCTAGGTGTCAATAACAACTCTATTGTCGTGTTAAATGGTTCGGCCACGGGTTACACAGTCATATTACCAAACGCTACCACCATAACCCAGGGCCTTTGGTATGATATTTATAACACCACTAATGATACAATCACCATTAAGAACTTCGGCGGAACGATTTTGGCAACCCTTGCCCAGAATTCAGTCATTCATATCTATCTCGAAAATAATTCAACCAGTAATGGTGTTTGGTTATATTGGCAAATCTTACTTTCATCGGTCGCCTCTGGCGTTATAAATTATAATTTAACCTCAACGGCACCATTTTCTACTTCGTCGGCGAGCGATACGATAATTACAGGTTTCACGTTAACCCCCCAGGCGGGGACCTATGGTGTGTGGTTTTCTGCTGACGCTACCATCACCACAAACAATAATATCTTGCAATTTGTTATTTTCAGTGGCGGCTCTGCGGTGACAGACTCCCGGCGGAACGTGCAGGGGTCAAGTTCTAATTTTAGAACACAGCTAATCACCCTGGCCATCGTTCAGTTTAACGGATCACAGGCCTGCGACGTTAGGGTTAATAGTCAAAACGCAAATAATATTACTATCAATCAAAGGTCATTACTTTTGATAAGGCTAGGAACATGATCAATTATATTTATACAAAATCACCACTAGATATAAACCGTTTAACTCAAGAAATAAGATCAAGTGCTATAACCATTGCATTAGACCATATTGATTATTTTTCCGATCAGGCCACCATTTGGTTTAAGTTGGAAATAAGTCTTGAAGAAAAAGATATTTTAGATTCCATTGTTTCTAATCATACCGGAGAACC